CGTGCCGCGCTGGCCACGCAGCAGTCGCGTCAGGCGATAGCGCCCCGGCGCAATCAACTCGGCAACGCCCGCCTGCACGATTTCCCACGAACCGGGCGCACTTTCGATGGCCAGCGCATTGGCCCCACCGAACAGCGCCAGCTCGGTGATGCTTTCCAGCGTGCCGGAGAGCAGATCGATCACCAGCGCATTGCCGAGATCGAACCGTGATTTGGGACCAGCATAAAAATCCGAGACCAGCGCGCCGATCCGGGCACGGCCGCCGAAGGTGGTTAGCAGATCGAACCCGTCCGTCGTCGGGCTGCGAAACACCGCCATTTCACCTGGCCACGGAACCGCATGGGCTGCAACGAACGGCCGATGGGCCGCCTGATCCTCGGTCAATTGTGGCAGATCCAGCAGCACCACCTCAGGTGCGCCGAACACCACGGCTTTTGACAGGGACGATGGGCGTGGTGCTCCGGGTGGCAGATCGTGGGCCTCGCGATCCTGACGGACAGCTTCGATCCCGCGTGCCTCCGCATCTGCGATGGAGACAAGCCGCAGCAGGATCTGTCGCCCGTCATGGCTGAGCGTCACGACATCCGCTGGATCGAGCGCCAGTCGCGACGGCGGCAAGCGAAACGCTGCCGTCTCTCGACCGGTCCAGGCTTCCATCAGCGCGCGGCGGCAGCGACGCTCTGCCTCCTCTGGCGGGACCGCCATCGGGAAACTCTCTGAGGCGATGCGGGTCGTGTCCACGGTGATGCGCCGGGCCTCGACCTGTGCGGCATCGTAATCCTCGTCAGCCCGCGCCACCTGCCATTTCAGGGCCTGCGGCAGTTCGGTCTCTTGGCCCCGCGTCAGTTCCAGCACATCGCCCTCGCGGGCGGCGACCAGATCGTCATGGGTCACGTTTGCCGCAGCGGCGCGCCCACGCATGGCGAAGCGGATCACGCCCTCAGTCTCGACAGCGTCAAACCCGAAATGCCGCGACAGCGTCGTGATCGAGGCGCGCGGGCTTTCCAGTGCGCCAATGGCGTAGCCTTCGATTGCGCCCCAAAGACCGGTGACGTCGATCCGAGCCTCGGGCATGCCCGCACGCACGCAAAGATTGCGCACCAACGCCGCGAGCGACACCGCGCCAAGCCGCCCCGTCAGCCAGTGGCCGAGCCGCCAGTTTGCGCCGTCCGTCCAAACGTCGGTCAGCGCTGGGAAAAAGGGATAAGGCCGCGCGTCCCACGTCCACGCGGCGCACTCTGGCACATGCACCATGCGGCCCCCGTAGACCGATGACACCGGGTTGTTCGTGGCGTCGCCCCACCAGAGAAAAGTGGCCTCGAGATAGGCGCGCTGGATCGCGTCATCGCGCCAGCCCCGCGAGAAATACGGCGTAAAGCTCTCGGACGACTTCGGATCGAAGAATACATTCGGCTGGTTGGTGCCGCGGTCGATGGCCGGGCAACCCAGCTCGGTGAACCAGATTGGCTTGGATTGTGGCACCCATGCCGTCGGAGTTCCGCTCTCCACCCCACCGGGGCGGTCGTAGTGTGCGTTCGACCACCAGGCTTGCAGATCCTTGTAGCGGAAGACCCACGTCTTTCCCGCCGCACCATCGGTGATCGGGGTGCGGACCTGCGCTGAGCGGTCTCCGTCGCTGGCATAGAACCAGTCGAAGCCTTCCCCGCCCGCGATGTTTTCCTGCAGATAGGCCCGGTCGTAGATCGCGGGCCAGCCCTCGGCCGCGTCGGCATGCTCGAAGCCGTCGCGCCAATCCGACAGCGGCATATAGTTATCGATGCCGATGAAATCGATCTTTGGATCGGCCCAGAGGGGGTCGAGATGGAAGAACACGTCGCCACTGCCGTCGCCCGGCTGGTGCCCAAAATACTCCGACCAGTCCGCTGCATAGCCGATCTTTGTCCCGGACCCGAAGATCGAGCGCACGTCAGCCAATAGATCGCGAAAAGCCTGAACGGCGGGATAGGTGGACGCGCCCGAGCGGATCGTGGTTAGCCCCGGCATCTCGGTCCCAATGAGGAACGCGTCGACCCCGCCCGCCGCCGCACAGAGATGGGCGTAGTGCAGCACCATGCGCCGTAGGCCCCAGTCGCCGGATGGCCCGGCCCACGAAACCGACTGACCCGAGACGCTGAAGCTGGCGGGTGTGGCCGCGCCGAACAGCGCCGCGACCTGGCCTACGGCCGTGGCTGTCTTGTCAACCGTCCCCGCGTAGCCCGCCGCAGGCGAACAGGTGATCCGGCCGCGCCACGGGAACGCGGGCTGGCCGGTCTCCGCAGCGTTGTCGGAATATGGGTTCGGCAGCGTATTTTCCGGGGGCACATCCATCAGGATGAACGGATAGAAGGTGACGCGCAGCCCGCGCGCCCTCATCTCCTGGATCGCCTGCACCACCGCGAAATCGGCGGGCGTGCCGCCATAGACGGGACGGTCCTGATCGTCGCGGCTGACCAGAAAGGCGTTGGCCCGGCTGACGCCATTCACGGACCAGACCGACGGCGTGGTGGTCTTGGCGGTGACCTCGACGCCGGGCCGCACCATGCAATTGCCTGCCCGCAGATCGTTGCCGAACCAGGCAACGACCAGCGACACGCTTTCGACCTTCGGGGCCATGGCCTGCAGCCTGTCCAGTGCCACCACCATGTCCGCGGTGTCGGTCAGCGCGTTGATGTTTTCGGGCTCGGACGACCCGCTGCTGCCCTTCCGGATGCCCTGCGTGGCATAGGCGAACTCGCCGGATGCCGGGATCATGGTCACCGCCTGCGTGAGACCTTCCGCCGTGTCCGGATCAGCCAACGGGCGGAAAACCTCGAAACTCATCTGCGGGATACGGTTGCCGTAGTTGCCGAGCAGCAGGTCCTCGAAAACGACATAGGCGGTGCCGCGATAGGCTGGCGTGTTGGCCGTACCCATCTTCGCGGAAATGAACGGATCGGCCGCCTGGCTCTCATCGCCCGGATACCAGCGCCATGTGATCCCGGCGGTGTCCAGCAGCTTGCCGTCGGCCCAGATGCGTCCGATGCCGGTGATCGGCCCCTCACAGAGCGCGACCGCGAATGAGGCATAGTAGAAATACTCAGTCGTCTTGACCTTGCCGCCACCCCCACCGCCCTTGCCGCCACCTTGCGTGGTGGTCTTTGTTTCCTCGCGGAAATCGGTCGCCCAGACGATGTTACCACCCATCCGCATGCGGCCATAGAGGCGTGGGATCACCGCACCTTCAGTGGCTGAGGTGATGCGAAGATTGTCCAGCCGCGCGCCTTCAATCCGCTGGGTCGGCGCGAGCGACGAGATGATCCAGCTGTCGACGACGGATCCGATCCTTGAGCCAATGAAGCCGCCGATCGTGGCGGCGCTGACGCCGAGGATCGCGCCGCCAATGCTGCCGCCAATGGCGGCACCTGCGGCACCGAGAACGAGAGTGGCCATGTCGGGATCTCAGCGCTGTGGAAACAGGAAGGCGAAGGCGATACGCCGCCGCCAGGACGGGGTTAGCGGTTACTCGATCACGCCGAGGCGCTCACAGGAGTGGAGGAAGCTGTTGGGCCCGGTGAGGATCCCGACATGCTTGGCGATGGCGCGCGGGGTCATGCGGAAAAGCACCAGCGCGCCCGGAACAACATCAGAGGGTGCGATCTCCGGCATCATCCGCCGAGCGCCATCCGCAAGAACCTCACGCGGGCCGGTTTCGCCCCAGTCGCGGCTGTAGGGCGGGATCGGGAACGGCTCTGGACCCACGATCTCGCGCCAGACGCCACGGGCCAGCCCGAGACAGTCGCAGCCAACCCCCCGGAGGCTGGCCTGGTCGTGATACGGCGTGCCGAGCCAGGACCGCGCGAGGGCAATGACGCGGACAGGGTCAGCCGATGAGAGAGATTGCGTCACAGTATGCCTCCCTCGTGCCCGCCATCCTTTGTGGCGTATCGCAGCACTGCGTCCTGCCCGGGGATGTGCGGGAACCCGCGGAAGTTGGCGGTATTGGCGAACTTAGCCGCGCAGCTCTCCATGCGCTTGTCACAGCCTGCTCGGACAATGAAGGCGTCGCCTCCGGCAATGGGCCGCACCGGAGCTTCGAGCAGTGTCAGCACAGCGATACCGTCGGTCACGCCATGTGCGATGATCTCGGCAAGTCGCCCGGCATTCGTGCCGCTTGTCCATTCGACTGTGCCGAAGGTGAACCAGCCTGCCGTGAAGCCGCCGAGCCCCGACGCGGTAAAGGCCCGATCACGCAGCAGATCGATCACAGCGCCGGTGCCCTTGAAGGCGGGATCCTCGAGATCGACGCCGCAGCGGGCATCGCCGAGCGCTGCATCACAGGTCGCCTGAAACGTCCGCCCGACCGTCTGGCCCAGCACATGCGCGAGGCTGCGGACCTCAGCAACAAAGGCGAGCCGCCCGCGCCGGATCTGGCCGATGGCACCCCGGCGCATCAGCACCCGCTGGCCCGTTTCCGCCCAGTTTACCCGCCAGACCTCAACGTCCGCATTGTCCCAGCGGCCGTCAAGAATATCGGTCTCGGTGATCCGGTCGGAGGTCAGCACGCCTTCTGCGTCCTGCGCATCGACCGAGAGGTCCGAGCCCGACCGCACCTCGGAGGCTGTAAGGCCGCTCTCTGGCTCGAAGTCCGTGCCATCGAAGGCCAATGTCCGGTCGTGATCGGTAAAACCGAAGGTCACTCCATCCGCACGGGCGATGCGCCAGCACCAGGCGAGCGTGGTGGTGCCATCGTCGAGATGGGCTTGCAGGTCGGGTGAGAGGGTTTTCATCGGCAGGTTCCTGTCATGCGGTCGTCGAGATCGGCGATCCAGTTCGCCCATGCTGGCGGCGCGCCCGCGACGGTCTCAGCAGCAGGCTTCTGTGGTTGCCGCCCGTGGTGCAAGAAGTTTTTGATCCTATAGGCGCGTGATCGAGTGCGGTCTTCTGTGAGGCCTCTTGATGCGGCATTTCCAGAAGCCGCGGGCCGGGATGGTGA